AAGCTCGCCGCCTCGACCGACCCCAACGGCTCCGCCAGGATCGGCTATCGCCAGCGCGTGCGGCTCATCCGGGCTCTCATCAACCAAGCGTCAATCAACCAATCCCCAGTCGGACGGGCCGCGCCATGACGGATAAAATCCTCGCCACGAACAAAAACGTGGTCGCCACGCCCCACGCCATCGCCGGGGACGCCGGATACACCCTCCGGTTCGCCTCGGGGCGCGTGATTTGGGTTCCCGCCGCGGTCTACGAGGTCGATTTCGACGGCGTCGCCCAGCCGGACTTGTCCCTGCCCGAGAACGCCCCCGTTTCCCCGACCAGTTCTCCGCACGCCCCCAACTACGCCCCGCCCGGCTACGAGAGAACCACCCCTCCCCTTCCAAAGTTCGCGCCCGGTCCCATGGCGCCCGGTCCCATGGCGCCCGGTCCCTTGACGAGCCCACCCAAACCGGATTAGCTTGGTCGTCGCGGGGCGCCCCCCTCCCCGTCACATAGACCGAGACTTCGAGGCGCGAGAGGCCCATGGCTAAGCTTACCGTGAAAGCCCGCAACCACCTCGCGTCCTCGACTTTCGCCGGGCCGGATCGCTCCTACCCCATTCCCGACGCGTCGCACGCGCGCAACGCCTTGGCCCGCGCGTCCGGCAAGACGATCGCCCCCGAGGTCCGCGCCGCGGTCCACAGGAAGTTTCCCGGCATCGGCGCCAAGGCCAAGCGCTATGCGCAGGGCGTGTCTCAGGTTGACGACGTGCGCCGCGAGCGCAATGATCCTCGCCCCGGCGATCCGGCGCGGAGCTTCGACAGCCTGTCCGATGCGCTGGAGACTGGACGCTACTGGGGCGACCCCGCGGACAAGACGCAGAACATGAACATGCCTGGCGGCGCCGCCGGTCGTGGCCCTACCGTGGAGAATGCGGGCAATCACGAATATAATATTAGTCATGGAAGCCCGAACAACCTCGGTCCGACGATGCAGGGCGCGGCGGGCTATTCGAAGGGATCGGCGCGCGTTGAGCGCTACGCCTCCGGCACGTCGGAAGTCGGTATTGAGGACATGCGCAAGGCGCTCGGTCCCCCTCCGCCGCCCAAGCCGGAAACCCCTTCCGACACGGCGCAAATCAACCAGAACTTCGGCGCCATGCGCAAGGCCATGGGCTACGCCTCCGGCACGCCCAGCGTTCCGGCGCCCGGGCAAACCCAAACCAACGGCTCGTGGGGAACGTCCGCGCCCCCGCCACAGCCGCTCCCGCCCAGTCCGCTCGGCGGCCAGAACCAGAACCTTCGAGCGCTGCTCGGCATGGGCAAGCCGCGCTTCGCCAAGGGAACCGCCGACGCCGGCGCGGAGAATGGCCTCACCCGCGCCATGAACGCCCACGCCGACCAGTGCCACCCGGTTCGCCGGTGAGACGGCGCCGCCACTACGCCTCCGGCACGGCCAACGCTTCCGATTCCATCTATACCGGCGTGGAGCAGTCGCCGCCCGGCATGTCTCCTCCCCAGGGCGCGTTTCCCACCCCCAACTACCTCGGCTCCCAATATGCCCCTCAGGCCGCCCCCAGCCCCACGCCCGCCGCCCAAGCCGGAGCCCCCCAAGTCGCCCCGAGCCTCGCGAACGCGGCGCCAGGCGCACGAGCCCCCGCCCAAGGCGGCCCCGTCTCCGCCGTCTCCGCCGCCCCCGGCCCGCTCTCGGCCGGCCCCGTGGGTTCGTCCCCTCCGCCCAACGCCGAGCGGCCCGGGCAGATGACGTTCAAGCGCGGAACCGCGCGCGTTCCCGGCCGCGGCGACCCGCGCGTCGACAAGATTCCCGCCGTGCTCGCCCCTGGCGAGGCCGTTTTGAACAAGCCGGCGGCGGACGCCATCGGCCGCGCGCGCATCGCGAGCGCCAACCGCGCGGGCGTGCGCGCCATGGGCGGCGTTTCCGGCATGGAGGCCGCCATGAACGCCCACGCCGACCAGTGTCACCCCGTGGGGCGGCGGTGACATGGAGGCGCGACATGCACGAAACGACTTTCGAGTTTTTGAGGCCCACCGACGCCCAAGCCGCGAGGATTACCCGGCTCCAGAACGCCGCCAAGGCGTATTGCGGCGTTCTGGAGGCCGAGATCGACGACGGCGCCGACAAGACTTTCGTCATTCGTTCGCATCGGTCGACGGCCCTGTGGGCCACCATCGCCGTCATGCGACACCCCGACGGGACGCCTAGGAGATGAGGAAGCCCGCTCCCACCCCGGCCCCCAGCGCCGAAAAAGGCCGGCCGGAGAAGCCTCCCTCGGGGCCGCGTATCGTCGAGGAGTACGGCGAGCAGAAGAACAGGGGTCCCACGCCGACGAAGAAGCTCTATCGTGGTGGGAAACGCGTGACGTGAAGCCCACGGAGCTGATTCCGCTCATTGTGCTGTTCGCGGTTCTCGGCATTGTGTTTTTCATCATACTGAGCCCGGACTACCCGCCGCCCGACATCAAGGAGTAGAACCCACATGGCGGAAGAAGTTAGGAAGCCCATCTTGTGCTTGGACTTCGACGGCGTCATTCACGACTACAAGGAAGGTTGGCGGAACGGCGTCATCTACGGCAACATTACGCCGGGATTTTTCGAGTGGGCCGAGCAGGCGGCGAAGGTGTTCAAGCTCGTGGTTTACTCGTCGCGGTCGTCGACGCCAGAGGGTCAAAACGCCATGGTGTTGTGGCTCGCCGGGCAGCGTGCCGCGTGGCGACTCCTGGGCGGTAAGAGCGGAAACGACCCGCTCGCGTTCGAGTTCGCCGATAAGAAGCCGCCGGCGTTTCTGACGATTGACGATCGTGCTGTGACCTTCAAAGGTAGTTGGGATTCGCTCGAGCCTGAGCTGCTTCGTGCGTTCAAGCCCTGGAATGCTTGATTAACCGCGCCGATTGAGCCTATTCTCGGCGCCATGGCTTCCTGGCGGCTTCCTACCTCCCTTCCCGGCGGCGACATGATGCCCTTCATGTCGGCGCGCCTGCGCACGCAGACCGTGGACGCTCTCTTCGAGGCGGCCGGCGGCTTCAATCGCGCGCTCGCGTGGGTCGATAAGAGCGACGAGAACTACGGCGAGTTTTTCAAGTTGTGGGCCAAGGGCGCCATTCGGCCGACGCAGATCGAGCACACCGCCGCCGAGGGCCTGGAGGACGCCCTGGCGCGTCTCGACGCCGGAGAGCACGCCAAGGTCGTGGAGGGGGAGATCGTGGAGTGACCGTGCAGCAGTCCGACTTCCTCGTGATAGCCACCTTGGCGCTGCTGGCCGTATTCGTGTTTTGCCTCGTCGTGTTGTTTTTGGGGTTTCGGCCGCCATGACCAGCCTCGATCTCCTCGCCCATTTCCGCGACCCCGCCAATCTCGCCGCCTACGGAGAGAACTGCCTCACGGTGCGGACCAAGGAAGGCAAGTTCGCGCGCCTCGTGCTGAACTCGGCGCAGGTGTTCGCCCACTCGCGCCTGGAGTCGCAAAGATTGCGAACTGGCAAGGTCCGCGCCTTGTTCTTGAAGGGCCGCCAACAGGGCCTCTCCACGTACATAGCCGCGAGATTTTATCAACGAGCAAGCCTATACAGGGGGATAAATGTATTCATTCTCAGTCATGAGCAGGCCTCGTCTGACACTCTATTCGGCATTGTTGACCGTTATCAACGCAATAATCCTTTGTCCCCTCATGTTGGAGTTTCGAACACTCGCGAACTCGAACTCGATCGCTTGGAATCTTCCTACGCCGTCGCCACCGCCGGCGCCAAAGGCGTCGGGCGATCCAAGGCGCTGACCCTTTTTCACGGCTCCGAGGTCGCGTTTTGGCAAAACGCCAAGGACCACTTCGCCGCTTCCGTCCAGGCGGTTCCGCATTCCCCCGGCACCGAGGTCATTCTCGAAAGTACGTCCGCTGGCCCGGCCGGGGAGTTTTACGAGCGGTTCTCCGACGCCATGAACGATTCCGGGGACGAGGGTTACGAGGCTATTTTCGTGCCTTGGCATATGTCGCCGGAATACGCCGTTCCCGTTCCCGTGGATTTTCACCTGAGCGACGACGCCGAGGAGGACGGGGAGTTCTCGGAAGCCGAATATGCGCGGTTGCACGGGCTTTCCAACGGGCAAATGGCGTGGCGGCGCATGAAGATTCGCGAGGTTCGCGACGCGGGCGTGTTTCGCCGGGACTCCCCGGCCTCTACCCACGCGGTTTGGTCGGCGGCAACCCACCCCCGGCGCTACATACCTCCCGCCCATGTCTTCCGCGCCCGGAAGAACCCCAACAAGCGCGGCGCCGGCCCGCTCGTCTTCGGGATCGACCCCGCCAGCTCCGGCGGCGACCGCTTCGCCATCGCGGCGCGGCGCGGGGCCGTCGTGGAGTGGGTCAGGCACCGCGACAGGATCGACATCCTGGAGGCCCTCGCGTGGGTCAAGAGCGAAATCGAGGCGTGGGAGCCGGCGCGCGTCTTCATCGACGGCGGCAACATCGGCGTCGACCTCATCACCATGCTCCGCGCCAGCGGTCCGCAATTCGTCGAGGTCGTTCGGGGCGTCAACTTTGGGCAGAAGAGTGAGTTCAAGCTCGCGACCCCCAAGCTCCCCGGCCCCGTGAACCGTCGCGCCGAGATGTATTCGCGCTGCAAGGACTGGTTGACCGACCCGAGCGGGGCCAGCATTCCGGATGACGACATGCTGGAGGCGGACTTGACCGCGCCGCGGCTCAAGCCGCAGCTCAACAACGATTTCCTGCTAGAGGCCAAGAAGGACATGAAGGCGCGGGGCGTGCGCTCGCCCGATCTCGCCGACGCCATCGCGTTGACCTTCGCGACTTTGGAGTTCATACCCTCGTGGAGCGAGCCGAGGCGGCCTAACGACTACGGAAACATGACGAAGGACCACTTCACCGCCGTGCCGAACCACGCCCCTTCCTGGGGCGGCGGCTCCACGGGCTGGATGAGTTGATATGGCGATCGGCGGCTATCAGATTTACGGGCGCGCCAACACGAACCCGAATACGCCGCGCCCGACGTTCAAGTTGCCGAAAGGTTACGAGAACGAGCAGGATTTCTTGCAGGAAATGCGGACCATGTTCCAGGACGACCTCGGCGCGGATCGCCTGAACAGGGAAGCGGCCTTGGAGGACCTTCGTTTCGTTGTCGGCGACCAGTGGGACGACATTACGCGCGCTCGGCGCGAGTCGGCGCGCAAGCCAGTGCTCACCGTCAACAGGCTCCCGGCTTTCGTGGCGCAGATTCTAGGTTCTCGCCGTCTCAACGAGACTGACATCAAGATCGCCGCCGACAACGGCGGCCAGACGCAGATCGCCCAGGTCCGCGAAGGTCTGATCCGCAACATTCAGAAGGTTTCCGAGGCGGAAAGCGCTTACGACAACGCTCTTTCCGGCTCCGTCATGTGCGGAGTGGGCAACTTCGCCTTGGATTTGGCCTACAACGACAACGACGCGCTCGGCTCCCAGAATATAAACATAAAAGCCATTCCCGACCACCTCTCGGTCGTTTGGGACCGGGGTTGCGCCGACAAGACTGGGGAAGACGCTACCCGGTGCTTCGTCGTCGACACGCTGACGCAGCAGGAATTTTATCAGGAATGGCCTTGGGCCACGCCGTCCGACGTGGTTGTCGACGTGAACTTGCGCGGCGATTTGCGCATGTCCGGGTGGGTATCCATGACGGACGTTCGGGTCGTCGAGTATTGGCGCATTCGCAAGCGCAAGCGCACGCTGGCCCAACTCATCGACGGTTCGTCGGTCGACATAACCGATTCTCAAGACCCGATCACGATGATGAAGATTGCGCAGCGACCGGACGGCTCGCCGATCGTTCGCGAGGTCGACAAACGTTACGCGCAAATGTACCTCTGTTCGGGCACGGACATTCTCGAAGGTCCCTACGAGCTTCCGATTTCGCGCGTCCCCGTCTATCGCGCCATGGGGTGGGAAGTTCGCGTTGGCGAGTGGAAGCACCGCTGGGGCCTCGTTCGATTTCTCAAAGACCCACAAAGACTACATAATTACTGGCGTTCTGTCGTCGCCGAGCGGCTGATGCAGACGCCGCGCGCGGTGTGGACGGCGCCGGAGAACGCGGTTTCCGGGCGCGAAAAGGAGTGGCGCAGCTCGCACCTCAGCGACGACCCCCTGCTCATTTGGAACTCCAACGCCGGGCAGCCTCCGGTGCGCGTCCCGCCGGCGCAGATGGAGGACGCCCTCATGGCGCAAGCGGAGATTTTTTCTCAGGACATCAAGGACGTCTCGAACATACACGAAGCAAATCTGGGTATGCCGTCGAACGAAGTCAGCCAAGTCGCGATCATGGCGCGCCAGCGCGTCAGCGACACGGGGACGATAATATACCACGCCAACTTGGCTGACGCCATAAGGGCATGTGGGAGAACGATAAACGAACTTATCCCGATCGTTTACGATACCCCGCGCGTCGTTAAGGTGTTAGGGTCGGACGGCAAGGAGTACATGCAGGCTATAAACAACTTCAACGACCCCAACTCCATAGACATTACCACGGGTAACTATCTGGTTACCGCCGGAGTCGGGCCTAGTTACGCCACTAAGCGCATAGAGCAGGCCGCGTCCATGCTCGGAATGGCGCAGGCCATGCCGAACGTTCTTTCGCTCGCCGCCGACCTCATCGTCGAGGCCCAGGATTGGCCTGGGGCCGACAAACTCGCCGCGCGGTTGCGCAACGCGCTGCCCCCAGGGGTTCTCTCACCAGACGAAATGTCGCCGCAGCAGGTGCAAAACATGCAACAGGCGCGGCAGAAGCAGCAGGGTGTCGAGCAGCTCCAGCAGCAGCAGGCGCTCGCCGTGTACCTCAAGACGCAGTCCGACGCGCTGCTCAACTCGGCGCGCGCTCGAAACTTCTCGGCCGAGGCCGACAACCAGCCGGTCAAGATGCAAGAGGCGGCGATGCGGACGGCGTCCGACCTCACACATACCGAATATCAGGATCGCCTCGACGCTCTCAGACTCGCGCAGGGAAAGTAAATGGCAAACGCAACCACGGCGGCGCCGTCGCTGGATTCTCAAATCGAGGCCTTCAAGGGCCTGTCCACCGAGGACGGGGTCGTTACGGCGGCCCAGAGGGGAGCCCGCGAGGACGACTTTCACGAGGCCGAGGTAAACGAACACGGCGCGGTCCCCGGCGACGCCACGGAGGAAACGCCTCCACCCAAACCCAAACCTAAGCCCGCCCAAGAGCGCATAGACCAAGCTGTAAAGCGTCAGCGCGAGGCCGAGCGTCGCGCCGACGAGGCCACGGGGCGCTACAGAAGCTTGGAGGAGCGGCTTGCGCGCATCGAGTCGGGTCAACGCCCCTTGACGACCCAGGAACAAACTGTCAATAGTCGAGACCCGAACGCCCCAGACCCCACGAAGTACCAGTACGGGGAACTCGATTCACGCTACGTCGCCGACCTCGCCCGCCATGAGACGCGGAAAGTCATCGAGGCCGAAAATGAGAAGCGGGACCGGGCGACCAAATCGGCGCAAGACGCTCAAGAGGCGCGGCGCCGCACCGAGTTCGTCAAGGCGGCGGTCGCTAAGCTTCCCGATTTCGTCGAGGCGGTCATGGAGACCGCCGCGCGTGCGGAGTGGCCCTTGTCGGCGACTGTCGGCGAACTCGCGCTCGACAGCCCCAGCGGCCACGAAATTCTCTACGCGCTAGCGAGCGACCCTGAGGAAGCTCATCGCGTCGCGGCGCTTTCCGCGACTCGCCAAGCCGCTTGGTTTGGCGCCCAAGAGGCGAAACTGTCGGCCGGGTCGTCGGCCGCTACCGGGGCAAGGTCCCCGGCGATGACGACGAGAGCGCCGCCTCCGCCTGCCCGACGCGTGGTCGGAAACGGTGGAAGCACACCACAAGTCGTCAATTCCGACACCGAGGACTTCGCCGCCTTCGAAGCGCTGGCGAGACAAGCGGGGCGGAGGTAGGGCTAGAACATGGCGAACCAATTTCTCAATGCGCAAGAGTATGCCAACGTCATGCTCTTGCTGCTCAAGAACCAACTCGTTTGGGGCCGTCTCGTGGACGGTCAGTTCAAGGACGAAGTGACTGACGAGAACGGCTTGATCATCAACGTCAAGCGCCCGCCACGCTTCGTCGACACGAAGGACGGCACCGCCAATCTCGTGTTGCAGAACCTCATCGTCGGTTCCGCGCCGGTCGCGGTCGACCAGTACTCTAAGGTCCACATTCAAGTTGGGGACATCGAGTACATTCAGAGCTACAACGCTTTGATGCAGAACGAGACCATGAAGTCGGCGGCGTCGCGTCTCGCGCACTCTATCGACTTGTTCGTGGGGTCGAAGACTTTGGCTTTCGCGTCCTGGGTCGCGGGCGCGTCTCCGGCGAACGGCGGTTCATCGAACGCGGTCAATGCGTCGCTCGGCATCAACTCGCCTTCCGAGGCCATGGGCGCCCATACCCGGCTCATGTCCAACGGCGTTCCCAACGTCGACTTGAGCGGCGTCGTCAGCTTCAAGGACGGCGAAATGATCCGCGGTTCGCTGCTCTCGGCTTTCACGCCGTCGATCAACGTCACGGCCCTGGAGCGTGTCCGCATCCCGCTCATTTCCGAGGTCGACTGGTACGCCACGCAGCAGCTTCCGAGGTACACGACCGGGACGCGCACGCAGGGCGACGCTGTGAGTGTGGGGGCGACGGTTGCGGGGGCGAACCAGAACGTCAACTACCAGGACGTCAAGGGCTCCGCCGGCGTTCCTGGGATGCAGCAGACGCTCAACATCACGGGCGGCGGCGCGGCGGCGACGATCGCGGCGGGCGAGGTGTTCGTGATTCAGGGCGTTTTGGGCTGGGATTGGCGCGCGCAGCAGGGTCGCGGCGATCTTGCGCAATTCACCGTCGTCAACGCCGTGACCCTCAACGGCTCCGGCGCGGGCGCGCTGACGATCTCGCCGCCGATCATCGTCCAGGGGACGAACGACGAGTCCGGCACATCGTATACGAACAGCGCCTTCGGCACTGTGGCGCAGGCCCCCCTCAATGGGGCTTACATTCAATTCGTCGGGCCGCCGAGCACGACCCTGACGGTCAAGAGCGCGTTTCACAAGCGCGCGATTTCCATGGTTTCGGCGAAGCTGCAAATGCCCTTCACGGGCGTTGCGTCTTACGCGGTGGACCCCGAGACCGGAATCGCGGTGCGCTACTGGCGCGGGTCCGACATCACGACGGGCAACCACATTCACCGCTGGGACTGCATGTACGGCGCCGCCGTCATGGACCCGTTCCTCGGGACGCGGGTCTGCGGCAGTTGATTTTGGAGCAGTACAATGGCGCGCCGGCCCTATGTCTTTCAAGAGTACCCGAAACGGGTCTGGCATCCCGAGACGGGGGACTTCAAGGACGCGCAAGGCCCGGCGGACGTTCCCGTGGGGTGGCTGGACCGTCACCCCGCCGACCCGGTCTACGACGACGCCAAGGCGGTCCCGAAAGCGGATAAGACGGGCGTCGTCGTGCCGCTGCTCACCGCTGAGGATCGCGTGGCGATCATCGAGGAGCTGCGCCGCCGTGGGGTTTCCTTCAACTCCAGGGCGCCTACTCCAGCGCTTCTCAACCAACTTCGGGCGCAGCCGGGATGACTTCGGCCGCGTCGATAGTTTCCGACGCTTATCGCGAAGGGAACATAACGGCGATCGGGGCCGCGCCGACGGCGAATCAGTTGACGGAAGGGCTCAACGCGCTCAACCGCATCGTCGAAAGCGTCTACGGTTTCGATCTTGGCGAGGGTCTACAGGATTGGCAGTCGCCTCAACCGCAGCGCACCGCCCTGGTCGCCGCGAACTACCCGCAGGCACCTTACCCGATCGGCCAAGACGCGACGATCCTCCCTTTTCCGCTCGCGACTGAGCAGGATTTGTGGGTCACGCCGTTTCCGCCGAAGAACTCCCGCATAATCTGGGGCGGCTCGACCATGACGGTTTGGCTTCCCGAGCAGCCGGACAACGGTTCTCGCATGGGCCTCGTGCAGGGCTCCGGCAAGGGCGATGCGGGCGTGGACGGCAACATTCTGACGATCGACGGCAATGGGCGCTATGTCGGCGCGCCGGGGCAATCCCAGCAGAACTACGTGTTTTCCTACGAGACGCCGCTGCCCCCGGTTTTTTGGATTTACTTGTCCCATACCGGAGGCTGGTCCCCGTTGGCCCCGCTGGGTTCCGGAGACAACATGATCTTTCCGGCGAAGTTCGATGATTTCTGGATTACGGCGTTGTCCATGCGCTTGGCGCCAAAGTATAATAAAATAATATCCGAGGCAACCAAGGCGACGTTTGCGGAAATGTATGTGAAGATCAAAACCGAGTACAGGCAAAACGACGTTACGGTTTACGGCGCGTTCGACTTCCCACGCTCCTTGCAAAGTTATATTGCCGGCAGGTGGTTCTATTGACCGCCCTGCAATTCGGCAGAGAAGCCTATAAGCGCGACTTTGCCGGCGCCCCGGAAATAAAGTTGCTAAACCGCTTTGTCGAGCAAATGCCGGCTAACTTGGTCGAGAAGGTGGCGCTCTTGGCGCGCTCGGGAACGAGCTTGCTCGTGACCGTGACCAACGTGCTAGGGCCGCCGAGAAGGTACTATAGTAAGATTGGCCTGTTTAACGGTGATTTGTTCATAGTCGTGGGAAGCAGCCTATTCAGGTACACGGCTTCTGGAAACCAACTCATTCAGATAACGGGAATAATAGGTTCTGGGACCCCAAAGTTCACTTGGGACTCGGGGCCTGGTTATCAACATTTGTTCGTCGCCGACGGAACTCTGTTGCAATACTACCCCGGAGGTTCCCAGGCCAGCGGAACATTATCCGGAACGCCCGCGACCCAAGTCATCGACATTGGCGGCGTATACTATTCTTGGAACGCGGCCGTGGACACGAACTCGCCAAATGGATCGGCCGCGCATCCGTGGTTGTGTCCACCTGGGTCCGACCCATTCACCAACATGGCGAACATGATCGATTTCGTCGGTGTTCCCGGCACGGACTTCTCGACGGCGCTTCGCGGCGCGAACACGGAAGTCACGGCGGCGGCCAACGCCGGGCCGCCCGCCACCTCGATCACGATCACCGCGATCACGGACTTGGCCTTGGGCAACAGCATCGCGACGAGCGTCTACAGCGGCTCGGGAATTTCGTTCACGGGGGCGACGTTGTCCGGCGGCGGAACTCACGCGCTCCACGGCGTCTACGTGCCGACGGGGGAACCGATCAACGCGGTTTGCACGTTGGACCACTACATCATGGCTAGCGTGGGGGGCTCGAACAAGATGTTCTTCATCGAGCCCGGCGCGACGGTCATTCAGACGCTCGATTTTTTTGCCAAGGAGAGCAACCCCGACGCCATTCTCGACCTTCTCACGGCCGGGGATGTTTTTTTGGCGGCGGGCGCGGGCTCCGTCGAAACGTGGTATTCCACGGGGACCGCGGACGCGCCGTTCGCCCCGATCGAGGGGCGCACCATTTCGCGAGGCATCGTCGATGGTTCTCTCGTGCTCGTGCAGGATACGCCGATTTTCGTCGGCGCCGATGGCGTCGTTTACGCCGTTGGCCAGGGGCTCACGCGGATCAGCAACCACGGCATCGAAGAGCGCATCCGGGAAGAACTCCGGGCGACGGCAGGGGTGACATGACACAACGCTTCGTCGAGGGCTTCGCGACTTACGGAGTGAGCTCCGGCTTCAACTCGTCCTCGACGGTGGGCAAGGCGATGCTCGCGGGGCGCTGGGCGTCCCTCAACGGGTTTGCCGGCTACGCGATCGGGCAACTCCCGTGGGCGCCGACGGACACCGATTTCTATCTTTCGAGCGCGCCGCTGAACGCGGGCAACCAAGGCGCGCGCGTCGTTCTTCCCACGACGACGACGATTTGCATCGTGTCGGCCTATGTTGGGTTGAGCGTGCTGCCCTACGCCACCCCCGCGGTCGTTTGCGCGTTCTGTGACAACGCGAACAACTTAATCGCGGGCCTCGGCGTTCTGACGACGGGCGCGCTCGTGTTGTTCCAGGCCAACTCCGGCAACCCCGTCGTCTTGGCGTCGACTGGCGGCCCCATTTTGACGGCGGAGAGCGCCGCGCATGTCGAATGCCAACTCCTCGCGACGACCGGCTCCGGTTCGACGTTCACTTGCCAAGTCAACGGCGCGACCGTCATGGCCGCGACGGGCCTGTCGTTGGTCAACACCGGGCCGATCGCGCAACTTCGCTTCATCGACGCCTACCCCGCGTCGGGTGGCGACTTGGGCGTTACCGTGTATATCGGAAACCTGATCATTCGCGACAGCGCGGGTTCCTACAACAACGGCATAGTCGGCGACCGCCGGGTGTTCACGGGCTTCGTCAACGCCGACGACCCCATGAACCAGGGGTGGCTTGGGCAGCCGCTGCATCGTTTCGGCAATGGGATTTTCGACAACACCGCGACGGGCGGCCTCACTTCCGGCGTCAGCGCGGCGCCGTCGGCGTCTCTGGACATTGGCGCGCGGCAATTCACGCTCGAAGGCCAGTTTCGCTTCCAGACACTTCCCACGGGGGCCAACAAAGCGACGCTGTTCTGCAAGTGGGACCAACCAAACAACCATCAGGCTTACGAGCTGTATGTCGGCGGCCCGAGCCTGGAGGCGGGGAACATCGTGTTCCGTATCTCGACCGACGGCACGGCGGGGACCGTCGTCGAGATCGTCTCGTGGGCTTATCAGTGGCAAGTCGGCATCTGGTATCACGTCGCCATCACGCGCGATG